TTCCTAAACAACTAACGTATGCGAATTTCATTTAATCACTCCTTTCAAAAGCTAGAAAGCTAAAAAAACAAGATTTTAACAGAACTTATATCAAAAAATACTGTAAGTTCTTAGGTTACACAACATTAGTAATTCTAGGAGCGATTGCATGGATCCATTTATTAGTTGGAGCTGTTAACCAACATGCAAACAAAGTAAATCTGATTATGAACAATGAATATATCGAACCTGATTTTATGGATTCGTGGAAAGAAAGAGGAAAATAAAATGATTGAACTAATTCAAGGTAATGTCTTCAGAAATGGAGCTGTTATCGGTAGTTACAAAGACATTGAAGATAACGAGTATAACGTTTATTTGATTGATAGAGGAGGTTTAAAAACTAAGTATCAAGTACGAGGTTTTGACAATATCTATCAAGTGATTATAGACCACTGGTGGGACTATAAAGACGAAAATAGCCAGCGCGGGAACGCTGACTAACTAAACAAGGTGTGGTTTTCGATGATTAGTTTTGAAATGAATATGTTCGATCCAAACGAATACGATGTAATGGTTGGAAGTGAACTAAGAGGGGAAATAAGATTCATCGAGGGAAAGTATCGATTGGTTGTATTTCTTGGAAATTACAAAAGCAGCAGTACTCATTCAACCTTAGAAGGTGCATACGATACTGCAAGAGAACTACTTGATAAATAATAGATGAAAGAGGTTATTAAAATGGGATTTATATCTAAAAACAAAACAAAACAGGGACAAAACATTAAGGAACTTCGTTTAACTCTTGGAGAAACTCAGAAGCAGTTTGCCACTAGATTTAACGTTGCCAAAGAGACTGTAGGTCAGTGGGAACGAGGAAGATGTAGTCCATCAGCAAATAAAATGGGAAAGATGACACAGTTGTATAAACAAACGTTTTCGGACATATCATCTTTTGAGAAATTACAAACGCCTACCAATTCTGAAAAAATAGACAAATCTAAAATTTTAGAATTATTAGTACGTGAACTAAATCCATTAGAACAATACAGTTCAAAGGAATTACTTGAAGAATTGACAAGAAGAGCAACAAAAAAAGACGACTTATAAAAGCCGTCATACAAATATTAACTAAAGTTATTATAACACGTTGGAAGGGGATATTCAATGAGTCGGTTATTAATTAACGAACCACCTTTACAAGTGCTGCCATCGCTTGCTAAAGAAATCGGCTTAAATGAGGCGATTATGCTCCAACAAATGCATTATTGGTTACTTAAGAGTGCCAATGAATTTGAAGGAGTTAAGTGGTTTTACAAAACGCTTGAAGAGTGGCAAACAGAGTTCCCTTTTTGGTCAGCAATGACTATCAGAAGGACTCTAGGCAGTTTAGAAAAACAAAAAATCATTAAAATAGGGAATTTTAATAAAAAGAAGTTTGACAAAACAAAATGGTACACAATCGACTATCAACGAGTGAACAGACGATGTGTTCAAAATGAACAGACGATGTGTTCAGATAGAACAGATGGATGTGTTCAAAATGAACAGACCTATACCAGAGACTACCAGGAGAGTACTACAGAGAATAATAACGTCCCCGAGGAGAAACCGCTCAAGGTTGTATGGACTGAGGAGACTAGACACATTATCGATTATCTAAATAAACGTGCTGGAAAGAAATATTCAGTTAAGACTAAGAAGACAGCACAGCTAATCCATAAGCTACTAGATAACGGATTTACTGTAGAGGACTTTGAAAGAGTTATCGACATCAAGTGTAAACAGTGGTTAAACAATGAGAAGATGAATCAATATCTCAGACCACGCACACTGTTTAGTGAGAAGTTCGAGGACTACTTAAACGAGGCCCCAGCAAGAGTGCAGCAAGCATCTTCTGGACAATCGGTAGCAGATAAGATGCGAGAAATATACGGACAGAATTGGCAGGGTTGATAATGAACAATTACGAATTAGAGAAATCAATTATATCTGCAATCCTACAAGATTTCGACAAAGCACAATCAACATATCTGCAAGCTGAATGGTTCACAGAACCAAATTTTAAAACGATCTTTGAAATTTTGAATAATTACGGTAGTCGCTTAGATGGATTGATGGAGCTATTCGCTAAAGTCAGAGCAGAATTAAAAGGCAATTCGATTGGATATGAGTATCTACTAGCCTTGCAACAAGATAACGCAACAACATCAGGATTAGATTACCTGGCTAATCAGCTACATCGTGAGTACTTAAGAGCCAAGCTCGAGAAGGTTAAAGCAGAACACACAGCATTCCCAACTAAGCAACTCGAAGCGGAAATGCTCGAACTGTTAAATGCGATTTCTAAGCTATCCAGAAAACGAAATGTCGGAGACTTATCAGAAACGTTCGAGCAATTCGAGTATGAGCTTGAACACGATATCGAAGACGGCATTAAGACATTCAGCGGATTGGATGCAGCACTTGGAGGCGGAATTGGACCAGGAATGCTGATTACTGTTGGTGCTCGTCCATCAGTCGGAAAGAGCGCATGGACAATCAATTTAATCGATAGAGCATTAAGAAGAAATGAAGGTTTAAGAGTAGACCTGTTCAGTCTAGAGATGAGTAAGAAAGAAGTGTTCTCACGATTCGTAGCAAAAATGACTACGTTGAATACGTATTACTTACGAAAGATGAATAAAATGCTCAAGCCTGGAGATAAAGAGTTAGTAAGAGCAACTATCGAGTATTTCAAACAGAAAGACTTGAAAGTTTACGATACTGTTTCTGAACTAAATCACATTCTAGGCATTATTAAAGAACGTGCTGCTGTACAAGCACCAGGTAAATATCTAGCAGTCATTGATTACGTTGGTTTAATCAAGGTTAACAACAATCGTGATAGAAGGTTACAGATTGAGCAGATTACAAGAGAACTAAAAAACCTAGCTAATGAACATCAAGTGCCTATCGTTATCTTATCGCAGCTATCTCGTGGGGTAGAACAGCGCCAGGATAAGTCACCAATCTTGAGCGACTTAAGAGAGTCAGGCTCAATCGAGCAAGATTCAAATGTCGTTGGATTCTTAAGCAACGAAGAAACGGAAGCCAATCACGAAGGTTATCAACGAGTTAAATTCTCAATCAAGAAGAATAGAGAAGGCGATTTGATGGATTCTACTTTTAAATTTTACAAGTCGCGTATGGATTTCTCAGAGGAGTTTTAAAGACGATGAATGCAAGAGAATTCGAAAAGATTATGAAGTCTGAAGGATTGAAGACTACAAGAGCTGTGATGGTTATGCTGCAGGAAGCTAAACAATGCCAGAAGAACATTAAGGCAATGAGCCTGTATAAACATCTTCCGTATGCAGCAGCATACATCGAGCAGCAGAAAGAACAGAAAGACAAGGCTATCTGGCAAGCTTTGGAAGTGGCAGAACTAGAAAAACTATACGGATTCCGTCTTATTGAAGACCGAAATAGTGTAATAATGGCCACTTACCAAACAAACGAACCACATAGCGACATTATGAAAAAAATCAGAGGCCATATTGAAATAATGGCGGAGTTGGAGAATGAGTATGGTATTTGTAATTAAACATGGCAATATGTACTTTAAAAAAATTAATGATCATAGCAGCATGATGGGATATCTTAACAGACACCATCCAGTTTATACATTTGAATTCAAAGCAAGTCAAAATGAAGCAATGACATTCAAAAATTATGGAGCTGCACGCAAATTCATGAAAGAACATGGAGTCACTGGGAATATAGTTGAAGTGGCTGCAGTGCCTAAGCCGTTCAAAATTAACAAGATGGATAGCAACATTGGACCGAACAGAATGGATGCCTGGTACGATTCAGTCTTATTGAAGACTAGAGACGATATCGAGGAAATGATTGCTGATTCAGAAAACAATTTCAGACACATGGCAAGAGACATCCTGCAAGTAAGAACAGTCACATTGAACATCTTCTTAAGAAATCCGTATGAAATCGGATGGCAAACTAGAAAGAAAATAATGGATAGATTGGAATCATACTTCGAAGGAGCTGGAATTAAATGAGTTTTGTGGATTTGAGCGAAAATGCAAAAATTAAAGAAGCGGTAAAACATCCAAAGCATTATCAAGGTATTTATGGATTAGAAGTGTTCACTGTGATGGACAATTTCATTCCAAAATACGAAAACTCATTCGACGGATACCTGGCAGGAAATATCTTGAAGTACGTGCTGCGAGCACCCAGCAAAGGTAAAATGCTCGAGGATCTAAAAAAAGCAAAGGAACATTTGGACTTGTTAATTGAAAGGTTAGAGGATTAATCATGAAAGATAAAACACCACTTGATAAATTAAAAGACGATGTGCATTACTTAATTGTTGCGCATTGTAAGTACAAGGACATGTTAATGTATGACAGAGCCTTGAAACAATTCCAAGAAGATATCAATTATGGACAGCTTGAAGAAATGAGCTATGATGAACGATTTGCTTTCTTACTAGGTTTTGAAGCATCGTTGAAGGCAGTAGAAGACGCAATTGAATTAAGCGAGCAATTGAAGAAAAATCCTAAAATGATTGAATGGCCTACGAGA